TCTTGTTGGGTTTGGTTTTTTAATTTCTGGTAACTTATCTACGTGGTGTTTTTGCACTGAAAATCCTACACCTGTTCCACCTAAAAGTAAGAACATCGTTTCTGAAAAAGCATCAGTATGGTCTACCGGCATATAAGCACAGTTATAAACTCTATTTGGTGATATCTCGATTGGTTTCCCACCAAACTGTAATGATCTCATAGATGGAAGAATTTTTTTATCATATACCATTTTATATACTTCTTCTATCTCATCTTTAATGTGTGGGTACTTTCTCTGGTGCATTTCTTTATTTCTTGTAACCAGTTCTTCCCAAGTTTCCCTTCTATTTAATTCAGGAACAAATTTGGCGTATTTCATATACACCGTAATATCGCTCAATATTTTTTGTGAAATATCCATTTTTATTAATTTAATTATTTTATTTAAGATTTTTGTTTTTCTTGTTCTTTTTGTTGTCTTTTCTCCAACAATTCCTTAACCCTTTGTCTTTGTCTTTCTTCTTTTTGTTCTTCAAGACCTAAGAATGTGGTTGTAGATTCGGTATCTATTTCAATCATTGCATTATCAAATTTACAATTTTCAAACACCACACCATCATCTCCAATACGAGATTTGGTAATTGCTATTGTGGCCAATTTCATTTCTTTTTGTTGTAATGTTTTTGCTACTGAAATAATAACGTGTCCAACTTGTGCCTTCTTGATTGAACCACCCATTTGATCTGTTGTTACAACTTCCGAAGAAATTGATGAACGATTACCTTGTGTTGCGGTCCAACCAACAATATTTAATTCGTGACACATAGCCTCGAAACCCCTCATTACTGAGCCTTCACTCTTCCATTCATCCCCAAGGTTTTTGTCTGGAACTATACAATCAATGTAGTCCAAAATAACCATATCGATTTTTGTACCATCTGCAATAATTTTTCTTATTTCATTCTTAATTTGCAGCATTGTCTTTGTATCGGATGGTAGTTTTTTCAAATCTAAAGTATTTTCCATTGTACTTTCGATTTCTTTTACCTTATTCATCACGTATTCTCTTTTTTCTGACAATTCGTCAGGGTGAATCTTTGTCCAAAGTGTGAAGTGTTTCCTTTGTATAACCTTTGGGTTGTCTTCAAAAAATATTTGTAAGACATTAAATCCTAGATTAAAGGCATGGTTTGCAATCTTTGTAAGTATTGTTGATTTACCAACACCAGTTGGTGCTAATATAACTCCAATCTCACCCTTTGCGAGCCCTCCTTTTAACAATCTATCAATTCCTGGTATACCTATTGGAATTGGATGTCTGTAGTCATCGTCAAGGACTTGGTCTAGGTTTGAAAAGACATCCATAGTACTAGTGTCTTTTGAACCAACAAGTAATGCTTCTCTTACTAATTCTTCAAGGGTGTCGTAGTTTTCAAATTCACCACCGTCAATAATTTTTTGAGCCTTTTTCATTACCTTCTGTAATTCTTGTTGTTTACAGAATTTAAGTGCCTTTTCTTGTACGAAATCCACTCCATCAATAGGTGAAGACTTGATTTTTTTAATTGTATCAAGAACTACCTTAACCGCAGTTTCTTGTTGTAATTCGGATTTTGCGACTTGTTCTAAAGTATCAAATGATGGTGTGTGATCATACTTTTTATAGTATTCTTTTATCATTTGAATGATAATTTTGAAGTACTTGTTTTCAAAATAACTGTTTTCGATTACATTAATAATCGAATGTGAAAAGTCTTTGTCTACAATGATTTGATTAAGTAATTGTATTTGAAAATTGTTCCCAAGATATTCAAAGTTTTTGTTTGTCGCCATAATTTTTTCCTCCTATCAGTAATGATAAATACTATTAGTTTTGAATAAATTGTGGATAAAAATAATTAAATTTTTTACCTGAAAAAATGTCAGTAAGTTCCGACAATACACTTTTCAGCTTTGGTCGTAGGTCTACGGTATATCTGACCTTTGGGGGGTATACTTTTGCATCAAATGACCTCTGACAAATTGTCATATTTTCTACCTTAATATAAAGGTTAAAAATTTCGTAACCTTCTGTTATGGATGTGTTTAACACTTCCGGGTTCTCCATAATTTCATATTGGTTATCTAACATATAAACTATGGACCTCATTTTTAAATCATATTGTAGTCCATTACAAAATGACTTAATGTAATCATAGAATTGTTCTGATTTATGTGCATTTTTGTTGAATCCTTTCACATTAAAGAATCTTTGTACAACGATGTTGTCATTACACATTAAAAGAAATTCTACTTTTGTTACTTCTTGATCTCTCATTTTTTTACTTTTTTATTTTGTTTTTAAAATTTGTTTTTTCTTTTCTTGATAGTTTTAAAAATGGTTTTAAAAAATTTACCCAAGCATCATCACCCTTTGGAAGAAACTTGAAAAATCCGTCATTCATCATCATCCTAATTAGATTTCTGTGTCCTCTACCATCTGGATCCAATGACTCTGAGTAATACAGTTTTACTAATTCTTTTCCTTCGTCTGAAATAAGTGGATTAGCTAAGTCCACTATTTTTTCATTAATTGTGAAAAACTCTTCTCCAAATATCCCTTCTTTGGTTTTACCACTGAGTAAATTTTGTAAAACAACATTTCCCTTCTGCTCTAAAAGTAACTTTTCTGTTTTTGTTAAAATATCTGTATATTTTAATTCTATATCAAGTATTTCTGGGAACAATTTTATAAATGTTTTTTGACCCAAATAAAAAATACCATCAATATTATCCGAACTATCACCAGTTAATATTTTATAGGTTTTAACATTATAATGTGGTATTTCGGATTCATAGATTTTGATTCTATCACCATTTTTATAATATCGTTTTTGCTGGGGTGAATATATTGTTACTTTTTCAGAAATTAATTGCGTTAAATCTCTATCAGAAGAAAATATTGTTTTATCTTCATCTTCAGAAATTTGACAATAATAAGCAATTAAATCGTCGGCCTCCGATTGTTCTACTTCCAATTGTCTTACAAACATTTCCTCTAGGTATTGTTTTACTCTATTTTTTTGAGTAATAAAAGATTGTTCTTTAAAATCGTCTTCGTCTTTTTGTTTTCGATTAAGTTTGTATTTTGGATATATAATTCTTCTTTGTGAAGAACCTGTTTCACTATCCCAACAAACAACAACTTTATTATAGTTATTTTCTTCTAAAAACCTTCTTAGTGTGTTTAAAAAATGCCAAGTACCACCAACGTGTTCCCCTTTATTAAAAAAGTTTCTAACACCGTGAAATCCAATCTTCAGAAGGTTATTACCATCAACTAAAAGTGTCTTAGTCATTAAATTCGTCAATAAAAGGATTTGACAATATTGGTTCTTTTTTTACGATATACTCCGAAAAGAATTCTGAAAATATCGCTTCCATAACTGGAACACAGATTGAGTTACCGGCTAAAGAAACGTGTGCTGTGTTTGATAACGAAGTTGTTAGTAGTAAATTAATATCTTGTTCTCTAACACCCATAAATCTATAACCTTCTCTTGCAGTAATGGTTCTTACTCTACCATTTTCAGTTAAAATTTGTGGTGAACCACTTGTTGTTAGACAGGGTGAACATCCATCAACAGAATAAATTCTTCTTGCTTGATCATATTTAACATCATTTCTTCTTCCGGCTAATTTACAAATTGTATGTTTTTTTGGTGTATGTGGTGTGAAAGCACAATTAATAATTAATGATTCGTCAAAATTTTGTTCAATATGAGATTTCATAGGTACTCTTGTTCTTTTATAGTTGTCAACATTCATCATCTTTTCTTTAACCTCATCAACACTACTATTTAAAACTGACATCATAAAAACTCTTTCCCTATTCTGTGGGCAACTAAAATCAGCACCGTTAAGAACTCTCCAGTATGAACTATATCCAAGACCTCTTAAAAAATAGATGTGTTTTTGAAAGTTGTCTATGTGATTTTTTGATATTAGATTTTTAACATTTTCCATCAATAGAAACTTTGGTCTATTAGCACTTAACAATCTTTCAACTTCAAATAATAACCCGCTTCTTGTTCCTTCTTTGATTCCTCTTTGTACACCAGAAATCGAAATGTCCTGGCAAGGAAATGAATATGTTAATAAATCACATTCTGGAAAATTATTTTCATCAATCATTCTAATATCTCCAAGATTACCATTTGTTGTTGTGTGTAAAACATCATAACACTCATTTGCTTGTTTGAAATTGTCGCAATTTGCTACATTTTCATAATCAACACCAATATATTTAAGTGCCAGTTCTTGTGTTCCGTAACCTGAAAATAATGATACTACTTTTAATTTATTCTTGTTCATAAACTTTTTCTTCTTTTAAATCAAATTCACCATCTACACCAATAATATTTTTCCAATATTCGGCATACTCTTTTTTGTAATCTTCAATAGATTTCTTTTCTTCTGTTGCGTCTTTTCCAGGTAAAAATCCGTGTGGTGTGACAATAATTTTTCCGTCTTCAAAACCAAGTCCATTGATGTGGTTTTTCATAACAGATACTTTTGTTCTCGATGCAAATTTAACAGTTCTTTTGTCTTTTGTTGCGGTAATTTTTGTGGTTCCAGCACCTTTTTGATTTCCATATAGAAACACCAAAGATGAATTTAACCAAATTGCTTCACCACCCTTAGCCTTAATCTTTGGTTGACCAAATGGATTGTCAGGTAATTCAACCCAAGGTTGATTAACAATAATTAATGTGTTTTCGTATTTTGAATCTGCTTTCCTTGATCCGGAAATTCTTTGGTTAATACCCATACCAATTTTATCGGCAAGAACTGAAGCATTGTGTTGTTTACCACCTTTACCTTCATATGTCATTTTACAAGGAACTGAACCAACTGAATCCCACATAATACAAAGTGAATAATCTAATTCACCTTTTTCTTGTGCGTCTAATAAATCATTAATGTAATCTGTAATCTGTTCAATGTAACTAAAATTATTATTGAACAAGAAAAAACCATCCCAAGTTAATTCTCCAGTTTCTTCATCGACAACTTCTTCACATTCAAACCCCATAAGTTTCGAGTGATCAAAAGACCATTTTTGTTCTGTGATGATAAAAACTGGTAGTATTTCTTTTTTCTGAGCATCAACTGCCGTTTTTATAAGTGCAGTTGTTTTTCCCGTGTCTGAATGTCCAAGAAACATATTGATATGTCCCATAGCGGGACCTGGAAGTCCTACAGCATCCAAAAATGCTGGTCCTAAATCAAAATATCTTTGTGGTTTGTATTTTGCATCTGAAGAGAATTTTTTCTTTAGAGTACTAAAATCTGTTTTTTTAATTGCCATATATTTTTTTTAAAAAGATAAGAAAAAGTGGGTACATTGTATACCAATATACCCACATATTTTTAATTAAATTTAGAATGGTAATTCTTCGTCGATTTCATCATTTGCCTGTGGGTCTTCAACCTTTGTTTGAGGTTTAGATTTACCACCCATAGAAACTTCAACTTCTTCTGTGTTTGAATAGATGTATTTTCCAGCATCTGAATCCCATCTTGGTGTTTCACCGCGAGCGATTGCTTCTAAATATTCCGTAGGTTTTTTAGAATAAACATCTTCCCAAGTAAGTTCGTCTGCAATCCATTCTGACATTGTATCTTCATCTTCGTGAACTGGAGATGGGTCATCATACATAACTGTTTGGATAACAGTATAGAATGCTCCTTTTGGTGTTTTTGCTTTAGTTAATTCAAGAATAAGGTCTCTTCCTTTATCTGCATCAGCAACATCACCTTTTGCTTTGTAGATAGGAATAATTTTATCAAAAATTCCTTCTTGTTTGTAATTGTGTTTGAATCTCCAGAATTTAACACCATCCTGTTCGTTATCACGGTCAATAACTTTAACAATGTAAAACTTACGAGGTTTGTATTGTTTTGCAAGTTCTTTGTCTGATTCTTTACCAGTTGACATAAGAACATCATAAACTTCACTCAAAGGGGAACGTTCATTGTCGTTTTTTCCTGGATCAAAAAACTTTTGCCATTTACCATCAACCAAGATTTCATGGAACCAAACTTCCTTAAATGGTGATGAACCGTCCGATGTAGGTAGGATTCGGATTCTTTTTTGTGCTTGCTTTTCATTGTCTTTAAGTATTGCAGCAAAATACTTTTTCATTCTTTCTTCTTGAGACATTTTTGAAGTGGAAGAAGAACCACTTTGTTTTGAGCTTTCATACTGAGCCAAAACTGCATCTAAAACATTGTTTGTCGCCATATATATTATTTATTAAAAGTTTACAATAGAAAATATAATTAAAATTTGTGTCGCAGTCAATAAGTAAAAATTTAAGGTAGTATTTTTCTACCTTAAATATTAGCCCATATTATTTCCTTCTTCATCTTCATAGTCGTTAAAAGATGTTTTAACTTCTTCAGGTGAATATTCTTCAACATCATCACTAGTCAAAACATATTCGTTTTTACCAGTTTGTCTCATTTCTTCTTGTTTATCTACAAAAAAATCTGATAATTTTTGTTTAAAAGGGCCCGAATCCAAACTTCTCAATTCAAGTTTTTCTTCTGGTGTTTTTGGTCTAAATTGGTCAAATTTAGTTTCAAGTGAATTTATTTTATTAATTAACTGATCCATTTCACCAAGTTTTGATTCTAGGTTTGAAAGTTGTGAAAATAAATTGTTAAAATATTCTTCTTGTTTGTCGGCCATAGTTTTTTGTGTGTCAACAAGATCTGTAATATCAATTTCTTCTTCTCCACCTTCTTCATCAGCCCCAATTTCTTCAACGTCTGCATCAGCTTCAACATCAACTGGTTCACCTTCTGTGGGTGGAGCTGGTGTTCCAGGTGCTGCTCCTGCTGGTGGTGGTGCTGCTCCTTCTGGTGGTGGTGCTGCTCCTGCTGGTGGTGCTTCACCTCCTGGAGGGGGTGGTGCTCCCAAATCTTCACCTGCTGGTGGTGGTGGAACTTGTTCCATAATATATTTGTTGATACTATTGTATCTTGCAATTTCTTCAATAATTTTTTGTTCTACACTCATCTTATCCGTTTAATAATGTTTTTATTCCAGATTTTGTTTCGACCTGAATTTTTTTAAATTGTTTCATTGTATTATCAACTCTTTCAATTAGACCATCTTTCATTCTAACAGTATAACAATCACCAGTATCTAAATCACATACTTCTTTAAATCCATTACCAGCGTCTTTTTCCGACATTCTTGTGTTCTTACCTAGGTAATTATCCAATATTAGTTTTGTGTTCATATTTTTTATTTATTTATAAATATCTATCAAAGATAAAAAATTTAATTTTGTATTAAAATTGGGGTACCGCTTTGGTTGAATTCGAAATTTAATTTAAATATTTTATAATAATCTTCTCTTGTTCGGTCTGGACTACCATCACTTTTAATTGGGGTTGAGTACATCTGAAATTGTAAATAATACTTACCAACTTGATCATTAATTGGTTCTTCTAAGCATCCAAATTGATCAAAAATTTGATTAAAAGTCATATTAAATGTTTGTCCGTCACTTGATACGTATTCTGTTCCAAGATTATATAGCCCTGTTCCAGCACAAATAGATGTTGAGGCAAGAATTATACTGACATAAAATATTTTTCTTTTGTCGGCTTCAGGATTTAAGCTAATTATTAAACCGTTTACAATTTTTCCAATACTAGCAGGAAGTAATTTTGGTTCAAATAAGAATATCGGAATTTCAGGCTCTTGTGGTGGTTGAACAACTGGTTTTGGTTGATTAGATAAAACAAATGTAATTGCTTCTGTAACTTTTTGTATGTATTCTTTTTTAACTTGTTCAGTTAATGATGTCCAAACATTCTTTTCGGTTGGGAACTTATTAACAATAAATTCGGCAATAGCATCAATATATGATTTTTTGTTTACTTCAGAATCTGGTGTGATACTAATAATTGGTGATCCTAAAATCTTATCTTTATATTTATCAACTAAAAATTTTATATGCGATTCAAAATCACTAAATACCGCGAAAGGACTTTGTGTTCCGTTTGAACTCAAACAAACATAACTATTATTAAAATATTTTTTAGCTGGTTCACCGTAATTTACATTCAATGGTACCGATGAAAAATTATTATTATAATTTGAAAAACTTTCACCATTTTTACTATTAATATAAATCAATGAAAAGAACGTATTAATAAATGCACTTACTTGTTGTGGGTTTACGCCTTGCGGTGCAAACTGATTAACAATTTCTGTTATTTTGCTATAAGCGTTTCCAACTGTTATTACAGTTTGACTTGGTGTTGTTGCTGTATAATTTGTATATGCCGAATCTAATGCTGTAGAACAATTTTGTACTTCACTTGGTTTTGGTTTATTATTTTCCTGTACTTTATTTGTAGCGTCAGACGTTTCCTTTATTACGTTGTTTGTTTCTGTTGTCTTTTTTGCGTCTTCTTCTTTTTTGATTCTTTCTTTAATTGTTGTTAAAATATTTGTACTTAATGATTGTAATAATGAATCAATTGCTGGAATACTATAAAAAGGTTGTCTTTGACCTTCAATTGAAGTGTCAAAACCATTTTCACTAATTCTATGACTTACATTTGTAATCATATAAGGACCACTAAACATTGGAATATGTCTAAGATTAAAATACATTGTTGGTTGTATTAACGCACAACCTAACATATCTATTGAACATTTATAACTTCTATTTCTATAGATATTATATAATGAAACACTTTGTGAAGCACTTGTTCTGTTTCTTGATTGATTTGCCATTTGATTTAACATTTGGAGAGATTCTGCTGTTGGTTCTCCAACGTCTTGACCAATATCAATTTGTTTAAAAATTTGTTGGTTTTGTGGTCCAAAATCGACGTTAAACCCAACAACCTTATTTGATTTGTCCCAATTTGTTTTTCCTTCTTGACTTTCAAGTAATGGATTATCACTTGCCCTTCTTAAATCAAAAGCATCATCCCTAAATCTATAATCCGCATTTGTATTCATTGCTAAATGTTTACTGTCTACATGGGCGTACATCGCAACTATTTTAGCACCAGTTTCTCTGTAATCGACAGTTGTGTGTGTTCCAAATAGAGTTTTTGCAAATTCTAAAGTTCCTTCTGGTCTTGGGTTTGGGTTTTTAGACACATCTTGTACATTATAAAAATTAGCATATGCTGGTAAAATCCAATATGTAAATCGATTATCAGTTAATATTGTATTTACAATTCCTAGCATATTATTTGAAGGTAACCATTGACTAATCCTATCTTTCAATAAAAAGATGTCTACAAATATTTTTTGGCCTACATCTCGACTTGCTCTATCAACAAGTAAAACATCTTCAAAAAGTGTTTTACTTCTTAAATCTGCCCCAGAAATCCAAGTATCGTTTATTGTTTTAAACATATCCCATGTTTCATATCTTGATATTTCACCAAGATATTCTTTAAATTTTACACCAGTTTGATTTTGTTTAATTGACACACTACCTAACTTGTTTCTAACAGATGTCAAAGTGTTATCTAAAATTAAATTTAAATATGTTTCACCATCTTTGATGTAACTATTCATAAGTCCAAAAAACTTATTCATCGTTAAAGTTGGGTCTTTTAATTTTTGTGTTGCGTACAATTTAATCATTGGTGCATAGAATTTTACATTGTTTTCCGTAAATTCCATATCCATATCAATGAAGAAATCTGTAATATATGAACCATTATTTGTATATTCCAATTCTGGTATTTCAGAAAAACCAACATATGTTTCTAAAGCTTTCCAAGTTTCTGGACTTTGTGTTTTAGACTGTGCAAGAGTTATTGTTCCACCTTGTGTTGGTAAAATTCCGGGTGAATTTTGTACGTATCCTGCCCAGGTATATGGGTCTTGAATAAAGTCTGTTGAAAATGAATAAAACATTTTTTTATCAAAATTAGAAGGATTACCGTATTTGAACACAACTTGGTAATCCATAAATGTTTCTATTGTTTTTTGAAAAGACTTTTTTTGATTTTCCGTTATTTCATTTATCAATGCTGAACCTGTTAACCCTTCTGGATTTATTGTTTTAAACATTGTCCTCATTAAACCTTGGAAGTTTTCATAAGTTTCTTCGACTGTTATTTCTTCTTCCCTTGGTTGTAAATTACTTTCAAAATCATAAACAGATTTACTAAATAATAAAAATTGTTTTTCAAATTGGTCTAAAATTTCAGGTGTGAAGGTTGTAAACAATTCACTGATTTTTGAATATTTTGTTGAGTCACCAAAAACACCAAAGTTTTCTTGTTCTTCTTGATTGGTAAATATTTCTTTGATGTATTCGTCTGGTTGTGGTTTTGCAAGTTTTGAATTATCAAAATAACCATAGTTTGGTGCTTTCCAAAATAATCTTACAGCACCATTGTGAAGTGCAGGATTATTACTTATATCAATTTTCATACTACCATTACTATTAAAACATTCTTGTTTTGCTTGATTAATATTTGAGCCAAAAGATGGTAGTGTAAATATAGATTTTTTATCTGGTGTTAACGTATAACAACTCCAAGGTAAACAAATTAAAGAACTATTTGGTGATAGAATACCAGGTCCTTTATTTATTAAAGCACTTGTTGTTGGTATCATTCTAAAATCTTCATTTATTGCGTTTTGTATATTTGAATTTTGATATCCAGGTATTGGTTTATTTGTAACAATGAATGGTTGTGCATTAGTTGGTGGAGAAACCACAATACCCTGAACGGGACTAATGATGTATGTTCCAGTACTTCCAGAGGTGCCAGTTAATTGTTGTATTATTGTTGTAGCGGGTGCTAAGGTTGATCCGGACAAAATTAATCCTGGTTCTAAAGCTACAAAGTTTAAAGAAACAACTTCTAATGTACTTCCGGTAACGTAGTAAGTCCCTTCAATATTTGATGTTTGACTAAATAATTTAGTTCCTTTTAAAAAAACGTGAAAATCGTCAAGTAATTTAGGATAGAACCCTGTGTTTATTATTGTTTTTTGATTAGGTCCAGAAGTGTTTACACCATCCAGAACTATATCATAATTTGTACCTTCAACTTGTATATTATATTGTGTGGTTGTTGATGAAAATGCCGGATCATAGTTACCAATATAATCAGTATTTTCCCAAATACCATCTAATATGTCAACACCATCAAGTTTGAATTTTTTATATCTATGCCAAATTCCACCATATTTTAAAACCCAAGCATATGGTACTTCGTGAATAGCACCAAACTTTTTTAAAGAAGGAAGTATATAACTATTTGTTGTTACAGAACCATCTGAATTGTATGTTTTATATTTATCTCTTAATGTTGCTAGTGGTAAACTATTTAAAAATAAATAGGATGCCGCTTTGTATGGTGATTTTTCAATCAAACTATATCTAAATTCGTATAAACCTTTTTGTATTGCATTTGCAAAATATGGTGTGTTAAACATAGATGTTGTTTGTTTTGCAACAAGTTTACCATCATAATTTTCATAATACAAATTACCTTCCGTAGTGTATTGATCTTTAATTTTTCTTTCTTTGTAAAAAGTTTCTAAATTTTGTAAATTCAATGTTTGGTCAAATACACTACTTTTGTAATTAAAATTTACAATAGGTGAAAGATTTTCTTTGTTTTTAACAAGTTTAATTGTTTTGTTATATTCTAATGTATCGCTAGTCTTAAAAACATCAATTTTAGATTGTATTGCTTCACCATTTGCTAAATAATCTTTACACCAATCTAAATCGGTTAATGGATATAAATCAGTAAAATCATAATCATCATTAATTACAGAACCGCCAAAATAATTTATAACTGGTTGTTCGTTTGTTAAACCAACATTTGGTAGTGCTTTATCTTCGTCTAGTATTGAACCTTTATACATAAAAAATGAAACGTCTGTATCATTTTTTAAATAAGGTGTGTTTATAATTCCACGAATAAAATTTTGCCAGGCTTGTCCTTCGCCTTGATTTGATATATGTCTTAAAAATCCTCCATAAATTGATGAATTAATATTATATTGTTTTAATTTTTGACTAATAAATGGGTTGTCATCACTTATTGCTTTTAATATATCGGTTGTTTCTGATTCACCAACATATTGTTGTATATTATTATCTTTGATACTTTTTCTATTGAACTTTGAATAGAATGAATTAACTAACATTCTTTCATATATTTCATAGAAAAATTTTACTTCTTCAGTGTTTTGATAAACATCATTACCAATTGTAAATTCAGTTGCGTTAAAACTAAATCTATTTGGTCTTTCTAAGAAATTTCCAGTAGGTCCATTATCAAATTTTGGTGGTGTTACTTGTGTGTATCCCCTTAAAAATTCTTCAACAAACTGTACTTCTGGCCAAATTTCTGGATTATAAGCATTAAATTGAAAGGCTAAATCGTCATCGCCAGGATATGATAATACATATTTTTCTTTACCTTCTTCAAATGATTCTTTAATTATTTGTGGCCAAGGATATACTGGAGAATCGAGTTCAGAATTTTTAACATCAACACTTTGTACTGTTGTACTTGTATTAAAAACCGCTTTTTTTCGATTATCATCATTTCTTAAATCCCAAGCTTTTGTATGAACATCATCTAACATTCGTAAAAACGCTTCACCTTGTGCAAAAAATACAGCCAAAACATTTCTAATTGTTGGTTGGAAACCTAGACCGTTTGTTGGATTTGAAAATTCGTTTTGTATGTCTTTTGTTATTTTTTCTTCAATTTCTTTCTTTTTAATATCATATTTTTCTTTGACCTTCTTCATTAATTCAATAAAAGACTTTGGTCCTTCAAAAAATGTTAACCCTGGATATTGTCCAACATTTGAATAATCGGTAATTTCTTTATTAAGGTCATTTCGATATTTTATATATTCTTCACTAGTAGTCAAACCAGAAAAAGTTTTTCCAATTCTTTTTTTGTATGTTTCAGATATGTTAATGTCACTAATATTTACGTTTTGAAAAAATGTACCAATCTGGATTGGTATTGGTATATCTTTTCCGACAGCAGTATTTGATGTTAGTAAATTATTATAATTTTTAATTATACCATCTAAATCTGTAATTGCTTTTGGTTTTTGTTGTGGGTCGTTAAATTCTGGTTTGTACTTATATAGAACGGTTTTTTCTTTATCATTTTTTATAAAAACATTTTCATCATCAAACCATCTATTTTTCCAAGAATCAAGTCCAGAATAGTAATATATTTGACTTTGATACTCATTAAATTTTTCAACATAATCTTCAAGTTTATTTAGTATATCTAAATTTTGTTTTTTAAATTTTTCTTCAATTATTGTTATTAATTTTTCTAGTTTTTCTTTTAATTGTAGTATTGTTATTTCTGGAAAATTATCATCAATTAAACCTTTTGCTTTATATTCTTGATATAGTTCTTTCATTTTTTGTAAACCTAAACTACTTGTAACCGTTTCTGTTTGTGAATTTCCGCCACTTGAATTTGTTGTTTTTGTTGTTGGTTTAGTGATTGAAAGTTGGTACATAGATGGTACGGCATACATTGCAGGCCAACTAACTTGATTCATGATTGTGTATTTGTAAGTATAGAACTGACAATTAATTCTAAAATTATGTGAAGACGGGTCAAAAGAACTAGTAAATGTGTGTAACATTAATGGTAATCTCACTGCTTTACCAATATAACCTTTTATTGTTAAATAAAAAATTGGGTATGGTAATTGAAAAAACGCAGCATAAGGTGAATTATTTCCAGCTTCAAATAATGCTCTACCCTTAACATCTTCAAATGTTATTGATATTGTTGGTAAAAATTCTAATCCATAATCAATATTTATTTGAGTTATACCTAGTAATCCATTATCTACAGCACCTTCATCACCATTTGAATATAATGTCTGATTTATGTAATAATCATCGGATAGATTTGGATTTTGTGTTACTGTTATTTTTGGTTGGTTAACACCTTTACCTTCTATTGTTCCCTTACCAGTTAATTCATCTGACCAATTTGTATCTAAGAATTGTTTGAATCCTGGATTTAAAAAATTAATTTTACCAACAGAAATTGTTCTGACTGCTTCATTAGCTGGGACACCAACAGCTAATTTTGTTCTTGGTAGTACAGCACATTCTAAGTTTGCGTACATAACCAAATCTTCGTGTCGAATTAATCTATCTTTTATTTTTCCATCAGTATCTATTACTTTATTTGGGTCTATTACTGATATGTTTTGATAGTCAAATTCAACTAATATATTTTCTGAGTTATCTTCCATAATAAAAGAAATGGTTATCTATTGCACTTTTATATTCCTGTACAGAAGTTAGTAACGGATATGGAATTGTCAATACAGCACCGTCTGGTATATTACTTTCTAAACCGGTATATCTTGGGTTTGCTTGCATTATTAACCAACCAAATAAAGGACTGTTATAATATTGTTGTGAAATTTTATCTAATCTTGATTGACCAAATCTGTATATATGTTTTTTATCAGATGGTTTTGAAGGTAAATTCACATAAGGGACAACTGTTTGTTGACCATTTTGTAAAAACATTGCGTATCTATTATAATATTGTTGTGCCATATTAATTAAATGTTATTTTGTCATTAAATGTATTATCATTGTTTATATTATTATCAGAATAAGTTTGTTTCAATAGTTTTTCGTTATCTTTATAGTTATTATCTTTTTTAGTTGAATATTTCAATGTTGTTGGGAACGGATCTATTTTATAGTTTTTATATATTTGATATGTTTCACTAATTTCAAAATCATTTAATATTTTTTTCTCAGTCTCATATTCTTCAACATACACAGTTTTTAATTTTTCACAAATTTCTCTTATATCAATTTCCATAAAAGTGTTTTTCTTAACCAATTCTGTCATTAAACTTTCAACAAATGGTTGGTATTTTGCATCGTCTGTAAATATTTGTGACATTATTAGATAAAATCTTTCTTCTTCGGATGTTTCAAACTTTGATTCTAAAATTGGTGTATAATCATTTTCTTGATTAAGTGTTGATAAATCAATAACAGTTTTATCTTCTAAATCAAAAAGATAATCTAAAAGTATATTTTTTGTTTTGTATTGATAATTATCTGAAATATCAGAAAATGTATCACCAGTTACTGAGTCTAACAAATCCAAATTATAAACTTTATATTTACCAGTATCTAATTTATAACCATCTATTTTTTTATCAACTAAATCCAACTTTCTAAAAGTTTGTACATAATCTTCTTGATATTTTGTAATTTCATTTTGTGGTCCAATTAAAACCTCATTGATTTCATCTTCTCTAGTAGAAAGTAAATCAATTAATTTATTTTTAAGTTGTCTTATTGCTGAATCTGGAAAACCTATAGGATTTTCTTTTACTTTTAGAACAATTGGGTTTAAATCATCTTTTACATCTTTTATAGCTTGTTTTATTTGTTTAGTAATAATCTCCTCTGTTTTAATTGTTTTACCAAAAATTGTAGTGTCTTCGTATTCTGTATCATATTGTGCTAATCTTCCTTTGAAATATTTTGTATTCAGATATGAATATTGGATGAAGGCATAATTAGTAACATTGTTGATTGTTTTTAATTGGTCAAAAATAGTTGTAAAATAATTTTTAGTTTTGTCGGATAATTCTTTAAAAATGTCGGTATATTCTATTTCACCTTCTTCATAATTACCATTATCAAAAGAATTTGTACTAAGTATTTTACCAATTGTTGACCCACCAGGGTTTGTAACATTATCTGGTACATCAGCACTTGTTACTTGAATTGGTGGTGGTGGTGTTTCTTTTACTGATAATATTTGTGCAACAAGTTTTTCGTCTTTTTCTTTTGTACTTTCTGTTGGTACAGATCTTTCGTCATAAATTTCAGTGTTAGCATAAAAATTAAATGAAAGTGCGTTTTGTAATTGTGCTACTGGTTCTGCAAGACCGTGTCCACCAATAAAATCAAAACTTAATGAAGCTTTTGCAATCATAGGTTGTACACCAATACCTTCCGGATTAATATCATAAATTAATGGTTCATAAGATATTTGTAACTGTGTTGGGATAATCTTGGTATGGTAGAAATCACCGATTCTTAAAACCAAGACTGGTGGTGTACCAAAAGAAGTATTTCTAGCATCATTATATTTAGGTTTACCATCTGGACCAATTACTGGGATTGTTTGCCCAGGTCTAACACATTGATTTAAAAATGTTAATCTAGCATTAAGACCTTCTGGTGTTGTAGAATGGAAAGCAGGGCTAAAATATTTTATTTTGTCCTGGATACTAGCAAGAACCATTGGTTGGTCTTCTTTTATCAAGTCAAAATAATCACACTCAGAAAATAAAAATCTAAGTACTTTTTTAGAAATACCTTCTTTTATTTTTTTTGCTGGGTCAATTGGTTTTGGTGTTACTAACGGTGGTACTGGAACTATATCAACAGTTGTTGTTGATGTTGTGACCGCAGTTAATGGTGGTTCAGGTATTGTTGTTGTAGTTGTTGTTGGGGGTGGTGGTGGTTGTGTAGTTGTTGTTGTGGTTGTTGGTACTGGTGTTTCAACTGTAATTTTATCAATACCAACTCTACGACAGACCATTGCAGGTACACTATACCATTGTGAATTATTTGTGACAGCGTTTAAGTTAACATCTTTTATATTATTAGTACAGTTAACACCTTTACCAGCACCATTATTTGTTTGCGGTATAATGTATTGTTCACCACTTGCTTTATATTTAAAAATAATTTTATCTCCTGTAACTAAACTTTGTATTGTTTTACCATCAAGTTTTTGTTTTAAAAACCATTTTTTAACAGAATCATTTCTTCTTTGTGATAAATTATCATTATATCCAACTGAAGCTGGTGCTGAAGCCGAGCCTTGTAATTCCAAAGTAACTTTACCACCTTGGTCAATTATAATTTCTTTAAGTTTTGGTAATAATTCATTTTTAATTTTTTGAAAATTACCTATTATTACTTGGTCAAAAAATGGTATTACTTCTTGTCTTGTAAATATACTACCTCCACTATTAACTTTTGCTGGTGCTGAATTTCCAGCATATACAGTTTTTCTACCTAAATAAATGTTAGACCAATATTCGTAATCTTGACTATCAGGAACTTCAGTTGCATAACTTCCATACCCAAATGGATAATCATTATCGAAATAAAAACCAAAACCTTCAAATTCTTTTAATTCTGTTTTTGTTATTTCTTGTTGTTGGTCTGTAACAATATTTGTGTTTGAAATTCCGTTTCCATTGTTTGTTGATTGGTTTTCATTATTACCGGTTCCAGCAATTGTTACTCCATCTCCACCGGTATTACCATCTATTACTGGTTCTGGGTTTGTCGGAATTTCATCTAAAATTCCATATTTTTCTTCGTCTGTTAATCTTGGGTCTGCCAATAACTTTTGGTATTCATATAATTGATTTACAGGTATTGTATTAAATTTTGCTGCTAAATCATATAAATCATATTTTACACAACCAGCAAAAAATGAATCCATAATTGAATCAACTTGGTCTGGTGGTAATCTATCCAATTGTTTTCTAACAATTGTATTCATCATAGCTGGGTGGTCAACAACAATTTTCCAAGATATTGACCCAGTTCTTGTTGTATTTTTATATGTGTGAATTGGTTCTGGTCTTCCAAGAAAAGATGTTGGGTTCCAGTTGGCGGTTGATGAATCACTAAATGTTAAATCATATGGTGGAAACCACATAATTCTACCACCGTTTGGTCCTCTTTCACATACCGGTAAATCATCATATGTGTATCCTGGTTCACTTGATGTTCTCCATGCAAGGTTTTCTAAAGAAAACATATATTTTTTTACTTTTTGGTCAAAAATATTTGTTGATCCAGGATTTCGTAATGGTGCGATATTTAAATTATATGTATTATCTAAAACAGAATTGTGGAATTTTCTTCCTGCCGTTGTAATACCATCTGTTTTTTGTAAGTCAGCATATGTTAAATACGGTGTATCTTTTTGGAAAACTCTACAATATTCTCTTCCGACTTCTGTTCCTTCAATACCTATTGTTTCAGAATCAGTAACACTATCATAATAAGCAATCACTTGTGAACCTTTGGTCATTTCTTTATATCCATCGTTGAACACTTTTGAAATTTGGTTAATTGCATTTCCAACGTGTTGTAGTCTTTTTGCACCAATAACATTATCGGCAGAATTTATTAGTCTTTGTGTATTATCTAATATTGAACCTCCTTTGAATTCAAATCCAGAAGACTCTGTATCCGCATTAAATTCACCTTTAACCGCGTCAAATTCTTGATCTTGTGGTTGTACTGGGTCACCACCAGGTGCCACCTTAAATCCTATATTATCTTTATATTTTGGTGATGTCCAAATAAACTGTCCAGTAATTCCTCCTTGGTTGGAATATGGTTTACCTGGTAAACCAAATTTAATTTTACTTTCATTTCCTTCGTATAACTTACCTAAAGTGTCTGGACCATAAACTGGACCTTGTTGTTGTCTTCCAAATCTATCAACAGGGATTTCATTTGCTGGAGAATTAATTGTTGATGGTTCCGCTTGGTCACTACCAACATAATATCCACCACCTTGTTCACTATTAGCACCAAGTAAATTATTGATTGCGTCTGTTACACCTAAAAGAAATCCCTTTTCATATTTTGGTTTATAAATGTTGTAATCTAAACTTTTGAATAAAACAGATTTTTGCCCATATCCAGTATTCTTTAAAAATAAAACTGATGGGTTTTCACTTGTTGCTAACAAAGAACCCAAGGCACCACCAGTTAAATTATTTACAACATTAAGAGCACCTTGTGTTTGATTATCTTGACCCTTAAAAGGTTTTGTAAAATAATCACCAGGTATTAGTGATACAGGAAAATATGTACCACTTAGTCTATTGGCAAAAGAAACGGCAGCTAATAGTGGATTGTCTGGAACTGTAATTTTCCAATTTTTATTTATAAGTGGCTGTTGTCCAGTTGCAACAAGTGAAGCTTCGAAAGGGTCTTGTAGTGAATCTAAATTAATAATACTATTAATTGTATTGTTAACCTCATCTGCTATTCTTTTTTCAAAAGCTTCTTTTAATTTCTTTGCACCGATTTGTGCTAACAATGAATCTTGTGATAAAGGTCCTGGTGTTCCCGTTGGATTTGATGATGTCAATATTTCAAAAGGACTATATACAGAATATAAAAAGTTGATTGGTACCGATTGGAATACACTACCGTTAGATGTTGCATACGGTGAAAAGTATTGTAAATTACTAAAACTATCAGTTATAATAACTAAATCTTTATATCCACTTTCTGGGCCATAAATATTTTTTATATAAGCTGAATCAATATAGAATTCATTAACTAAATCTATTTGTGCGTCATCTTGGCCATATTCACCTTGATTTGGTGTTACTGGTAATGGTTCACCGTCTGTTGAAATAATATTATTATAACCACCTTCAGGGCCATATTCATTTAATGAATATAGTTGGTTTGCTTGAACTGTAGTCCCAACTAAATCATTTGGTGAATCAATGACTGAACTATCATTCATTGGTGATACTTCGTAATTTACATTTCCAGATGGTGGACTATAAGCTCCTGGAACATTATATGGGGGTAAATTTCTACCCATAAGAATATTCCTAAATGTGGATGTTGAATTGAACGATAATGAACTTTCAGGCATTAATTTTAATTTTATTTATAAATAGATTATAAATAATTTTTTTGAAATGTAATTAAGACTTTATTGTGGTTTGTACAAGGCTGGCATTAAATTATTGTTGGTTTGAATGTCATTAATCTTTTTAATAAAATCAGCCATTTTATTTGGGTCTTCATAATATTTTTTGATAGCATCACTCATTAATGTTGTCAAAGCTTCATTTCTAATTGCTGGGTCCATTGAAACTGTTAAATCAACTTTATTTGATAAGTTAATGTTTGAACTTGGGTTATTTGTATTATTAACATTAGTATTTGAGCTGTTATTATTAGTATTACTATTTGTAGAAACGTTATTGTTTGTACTTACCGATGAATTAGAAACGTTTGATGATGATGGACTTGATGTACTTGACGGTTTAGCACCACCAGTAAAATAAGATTTCATTTTTTCTAAATCACCCAACAAACCTGAATTACCAGATTTTGTAAAGTATTCTAAAATTTCTGTTCCAACATTTGTAAATAAACTAAGTACGTCATTTATATCTTTTATCTTACTTATTTCATTTATTAAATCTTTACCTTCAGTTGTAAATTTTTTAGATAGGGCGTTCAACATTTCTCTTTGGTTTTCAGTTCTTCTAAATTCTTCTGGAATTATTGCATCTTTATTTGGGTTATCTTTGTCTTGAAATAATTTTTCTCTGGTATCAGTTGTTATTCCTTTATATAAATCTTGTGATGGTTTTGCTGTTGTTATGGAATAGGCTGTAGCTTTTTTTGTTGCATCGAAAACGGCATTTAGTCTTTCGAGTTCACCAAGTTGTTTTTTTGCAATTTCTTCCATTGTTGCACCTTCCAACTTTTGTTCTTCCCTTAACAGTTCTAATTGATCACCCGTTACTTTACCGGCTTCAACCATATCATATTTACCAGTCCAAACATCCTTACCTTCAGCATCTTTTTCCATTCTTTTAACCTTGACTTCTGCCATACCAGTTTTTTGGTTAATTGTTGCTAAAGTTGCTACCAATTCCCTATCTTCTTTAGACATGTCAGACCTAAATTTGATTTGTTTCATATTGTAATCTAACTTGGCTGCCGCTGTTCCCATTTTTGTTAATTCATGTTCACTTATGTTAAGTTCTTTTGCAATTTCCCTTAATCTTCTTTTTTCGCCTGGCATTATTTCAAAACTTCCAAGTTGTTTATTAAACTGAACAAAATCTTTTGTCATTGTAACAATTTGGTTTTGTAATTCTGTTGGGTCGTTTGCTGATAAATCCATTAATTTTAATGGGTCAAGTAATGCAGTTGTTGAAACACCTAGTCTTTGCATTGCTGCTGCTGTTTTAATAGCACCTTCTGGGTTAAAAACCGTTTCTGCTAACTGAAAGACACCTTTCATGTCAAAACCAAGTTTTGTTGATTGAGCTGCCATTTTTGCTAGTCCTGTTATACCACCTTGGAAATTATACATATTCATTTCCTTCATATTTTCAACAACTTTTGCTGCAACATCTTTAACAATAACACCAGCTTCTTTTGCTGTTTTAACAACTTTCATCATTTCGTCTGGTATTGACCTTAAATTTCCACCAACACCTTGAAATGCTCCAGCTAATTTACCAATTTCAACACCACTTACTTTTGTTGTTGCTGCTAAATCAAAAAGTTGTTTGTCGGTAATTGAAATGTTTGTACCGTACAACTTTGAAATGTTCATATAGTCGTCGGCGACTTGGTTCATTTTCAAACCAATTTCAGCGTATTTGGCTCCGGCATCAGCAACTAATTGTCTAAATTCACCGGCTTTTTGTGCTCCAAGACCTAATGCTTGATTAATTTTTGCTGATTGTTCATCTAAATAAATTAACCTTTCTAATTGTTGTTCAAGACCAAAAATATCTTTAAAATTATTTTTGATTAATTCAAAAAGATTTCCTACTTGTTTTACAGCATTAATACCGGATTTTGCCGCAGCTTCGTATGCGTCTTCAAAATTCTTTGGTGCTGTGTCTGTACCTGCGACAAATTCACCAGTTCTACCCTTTGATTGAGTTTCTTGTTGACCAGAATTATCAGTAGGACCTGGAAACATAATATTAATTACTTTATCTTATAAATAGTTTAATCTTGATTTTGTTCAACCAATTTGTCAATAACATATCTTCTAAAATAAGTTGGCATAATAAGGTAATCACTATAAGATAATTTTATCATCTTAGCTAAGAATATATATTCATCAATGAGTCTTAATTTATATTGCAAAGAAAGGCCGAAAAAATTCCACCCCAAAAGCAATAGACACTACTACTCTTTCTCCGGACGGGGCTATGACTTCTTTTGATAGATCAAGTTTAGGTTCGTTTTCAAACATAAAACTTCTAATATATTTAGAATCAGATATTGGCATTGTTTCTATAAATTTAGCAATATCACCTTTATTGGCTTTTCCATCTAATTCAACGATTAACTTATTAAGTCTTGTTGTAATAGTTGGTTGAATTCTACCTTGTGGGTAAGTATCTAATACTCTTTCAATTTCAAGATAGTCACGCATAACTAATGGTTTTAATTTTACTGTTGATTTACTTTTAGGTAGTAAAACCGTAAACGTACCATCTTCATTCGGTTGGACTTCATTCTTTTTAATATTTAATTCATCTAATAATATTGTAGCATCAAATAACTTTCCTGTTTGTGGGTCTGTTACTTTAACAACGTATTCTGGACCAAAAGAAGTATTTCTTAAAAATAACAATATTGCTTCAATATCACTATCAAGTAAATCTTCTGGTCTTAAATCTGGTTCATATAATTTATTTCTTAGTAATGGTAGAATTATCGTTTCTTTAATAGATTTAGTACCATCCATATTAACCAATATATTTTCGTCAGCGGCCGTTAAGTAACCAACTTTAACACTTTTCTTTTTGTTTGGATAGAATATTCCTCCGGAAGGAAGTGGTACCACGTCGTGTGGTAAATTAAAATTCATTTGTCCGTAATCATTAACATTTGTTTCCATATTCTTTTTTATTATAAAAATATCTTACTTATGTTTTTTGTAAATAAAAAACCCACATAACAAAAAATTATGTGGGTAGTAAATAATATTTGAATAAAATTAGTATACCAAAATACAACGGTCCATACGAAGTGATGCTGAAATATCAGCAATTGCATCTTGAGAATAAGATAAAGAACCAAAGTTCAAGTCAGTCATAAATGTACCTTCTAAAATCCATTTTTCAACAACAACTCCGGTTGGGTCGAGCATTTCCAAATCTACATTTTTCTTATAACCTGCAGCATAACCCATACGTCCTGTTACAGATTCAGCACATAAACGCATCCATTCCATTAGTGCTTGTGCTGCAGAAGGTCCAATCGGATCTCTAAATTTAACAGTAATTGGGTCCCAGTTAAATCTACCAGCAACAAAAGTTGAAGTGTTTAAAAATTGGATTTCTGTCGAACCTACTTTAATTGAAGGTCTTGAAGCACTTTCAACAAACCATTCGTTTATTCCCAAACTAGAAGGAAATCTTAAGATAAACCTGTTCTGTCTTTTCGGTTCATAAGGAACTGGCATTTTCATTAATAAATCAGCCATAATTTTTATTTTTTAATTTAATGTTTATTTTTCTTTTTTTGATAAATATATCGATATTAGGAATTTTTCTATTTACTTTCAGTTTTTTTCAAATTATATATCCTATTATAAATATTACTTAATTAATATTAATACTGTTTTTTTTCTCCCCCTGCTGTTAAATAAGTTTTTAATATATTATCTTCTTTTTTATCAAAATGTTTTTTCATAGATTCTACGTTTCTTACATCATCATCTGAAAATCCAATAAAAGGTGTAAAGTAATTTTTAATTTTATTTTTCATCATACTTTTTGATTGTAGATTCTTTGAAGTAAGCTTAACGTAATCTACAAATTCTTCCATCGCATCAATCTTGGCTTGTTCAGGATTTGTTTCCGAACCTTCACCGAAAGATACAGGATAAAATCTACACATATCAAGATATGATCTAATTAGTTGATCCTTTGTTAATTTATCTTCATCAGCCAAATTTCTATACTTTAATAAATTTTTAGCTAACTGGTTTGAATCAATACCATGTATATTTTTTTTAATTAAATTATATACAGCTTGTTTTAAAATACTTGGTGTGTGTCCTCTTGCTGTTACAATTGAAAAAATAGAGCCGTTGTTTATGGCTTCCACAAAATCTGACCATGCAGGTCCAGTAGGAGCTTTCATCACATCTTCTAAGAATTTCTTATCACCGGTCACCCTAAAATCCCTAAACGGGTTTTTATCAAAACCGACAATTGTATGACCTTCATATTCTAAGTCTTCATTTCCAATTTCTGTTCTGTATTCGGCAAAATCTTCTGTTGACATACCCACTGATTTCCCTTCACTATCCTTCAAATAAATTTTTGTTGGCATATACATAAGATTGTCATCCCAATCAAATGCGTAGTATTTCATAACTGGTGTATGAGCATCATCAATAATTTCATTGATGATTTGTCTAACTAAATTTTTATAATTCATATTAATAAATATTACATAAAATAAAAAATGGGGATCAATGACCCCCACTTTATAATAACCTTTAATTTATTATACATCATCAAACGACGCACCAGTTGGTGTAATGTAGAATGTGATATCAATAAATTCTAAAGATTTTGTTGGTTTGATGTAGATTTTACCTACCATCTGATTTTTATCCAAATCTTCTGTATCATTAGATACTGTTACTCGGAAATCATATAAACCTCTATCTCTTCTAATTGAATCTAAGATTGGGTTAACAGCATTCAAGAAGTCTTGTCTTACTTGTTGGTCGTTTTGGTCAAACAACAATCTTACAGAAACAGCGGAAATCAATTTACGAGCTTGTAATAACAATCTTCTTACATTGATTCTATCAAGTGCTGATTCTCTTACTTGAAGTGTTTTGTTACCCCATATTACGGTACCTACATCAGCAAATGTTGCAATTGGGTTAATTCTTCCAAGGTAAAGAACATCTCTATCTTCTTGTGTTAACTTCTTACGGGCTTTAATTGAATTAACAATACCACGAGTATAACCAGCAGCCGCAAACCAAGGGAATGCAATGTTGTCAGTTAATGCTAAGTTTCTTGTTACTTCAGCCGTTGCTGGAATATAGATTTGTGTGTTATTAACACTATCTCTTGTTAACACCCAAGGATAATATGTTGCAGTATAGTTTGAATCGATTCCAGTTTCTTCTAACAAATCAACAGCTTCTTGAGGGTAGATAAAGTTATCACCATCAGTTGTTGATGCAACGAACATTTGATAATCTGGCATTGTTGTGATATACAATGAATCAGCTCTTTCATTTTCAACCATATCGATTGTTTTTTCAACTAAATCACTATTATTATATAAATCAATACCTGGTGTTGTGAATACATTGATGTTTACAGCTTCTGGATTAGCAAAAGTTCTAATACCTAATAAGTAAGCATAATAATCTGTATTTCCATATTCAACAGAACCATCACCGATTGCAATTTGTTTAAATAAACCATTACCTTTTCCTTTAGGGAATCTTAAAGAAGAACAAGCACCATTTAAGAATCCTGTCCTACCTAATGTGTATTTATCAGCATTTGTTCTATATTCTCTGTATATATCCCAACCATCAAATCCACCATAAACCATAACCGTGAATTTTCTTGAATTTAATCTGTAGTAAGGATCTGTTGGGTCTGTTGGTTCAGAAGAGAACGAAGCGTCTCCAACTTCAAATGCTGTAGTACCACTTGATGCGAAAGCACCTGAAATTGTAATACCACTCGCAAATTGGTCCATATGGAAACCTTTAGTCTTGAAATCCCAATCAAATGGTTCCCCAGTACATAGATTAAATGGTTTTCTTTTTCCTTTATATTGGAAGAAGTCGGTATCAACACCCCAATAAGAACTAAGACCTAAATAAGTTCTTCTAATGTTATCACCAGGACTTGTGAACGCATCGTCACCACCACTTGATAAACCAAAAGGAGGGTTAAATACTAATTCACCAGGGATAAAATATTTAGTCTTATAAACTGGGAATGGAGATTTTCCACCTGGATATTCTCTGAATGTATAACCTTCAAATCCACAAGGTATTGCATCAATAGGCGCATCTTCGTTCATCTCAACAAGAACGTATCTTGATTTCAATTCATATTCACCATCTAATGTACCAATTTTTTTAGCAATAAAGTTATTTTCTTGAGGATTCATAGAACAATTAGTGAATTTTTCTAATACAACTGGGTTAGCATCAGTATCAAAATAATCTCTAATTAAAACAGTAAATGTTTCATTGTTAAATGATAGGTCAGTTAATGAAATTTTAACTTCTGTGTTTGCACTATTACCGTCTGAAATTGTGTAAAACTTAAATAGATTATAAACTTTTGTACCTCTTAATTCTGAAACAACCCAAGGTGTGCTAGGTGATTGGAATTTTTCTAAGTAATAACCAATACTACTTAAATCATTACTTTGAGCACCTTCACTAACAACTAATTCAGCACTTAGACCTCTAATATAACCTTTACTCCAAGCATAGTTAAGTAGGTTTAAATAAGATTCTTCAACCATTAAAGGAACTTGAGTTCTTGGTTTTTCAAAGTTACCACGACCAAATACTTTGTTAATATTCTTAGCGTCGTTATTTGAAAGTGAAACTTCAAAAGCAAAATCAGTACCGTCATAGTTTGTAGCATTAACACCAAATGGTAAAAATGGATTTTTAAGAACACCACTATATTGACCGGTCATATCTATAGTAACATCTGTTACACCTGTTACTTCATAAACTGGGTTTGTTCCGTCTGAATAAGGTGAAATACCTCTTGATCTTAATGTAGTAATAATCAAGTCATCGTATTCCGTAAACGATGTTCCAGTATAGTAATATATCATACCAACAACTGAACCTGTGAAACACACATTTGGTGTTGGTGGAACGGTAGTTGTTGTTGTAGTTGGTAATATTGGGTCACAAATAAATTGTAAAGTTATAGTTACATCATTAGGGTCTAATTCTGCTGGGTCACTAGATACTAAATTACTTATTGAACCAGTACCTGCTAATCTTTGGTAATCATCATTAGGGAAACTAACAATTGTACAACCACTAACTTCACCAGCATCTATTGTAACTGAATCACTAATTAATATTGGCAATCCACTTGTTACATCAATTGTTGCATCAAATGATAATGTTACGTCATTTGGAACTGGTAATGTTGATGATAAACAAAACTGAACAACAATTGATCCTGGTGCGACACTAACAACTAAATTGTAAGGACCAAAATTTCCAGTCGTTGTTGTAGTTGTTGTTGGTAATAACAACGGGTTAAAAGGATTTACCAAACTTGTATATACATTTGTTTGTTGTAAATTATCAACCGATGTAAAGAATGAAAATCCAGAATATAAACTATTACCAGCATTTTGGAATAGTGCATAATACCAAGAATCATTTTGTGGTGAACTTGGGTCAGAATTTTCGAATACAACATTATCAACAGCAAAAACATTTGTTTCAGCCGTGTAACCACCAGCATATAAACTATTATAATCAGCTTGAGGTATAGAACCAAAATATCTTATAAAATTATTTTGTGCTGCAGTTGGGTTACTACTATTAATAACATCAGAAATTAAAGCATTAATTTGTGTTTGTAATGTAGATAAGTCCCCATCAAATTCTTCATAAGAAGAAGTTAATATGTTTTGAATGTCGCTTGGAAAGTTTGTTAAATAATTAACAAAACCAGTTTCCAAAGTACAAGCACTAAAATTAACTGTAAATGGTAATTCTTTTTTAATTACACAAGCTGGTTCACATAAAACAGTACCAGCACTTAAACACCAATAATCTAGTGTCTTTGGGTCTAAGTTTGCTTTAGTCATTATAGACCAAGAAGGTCCTGCGTCATAACCAGATAATCCTAAAATTCTGGTAACAAACAATTGATTAGATTGTTGTAGATACGCTTTAGCGATATATGCAGATTCGTATTTTGGAATCTGTGTGTTTACAAATTTTTCTGGTGATGTTCCACCAAAATATTGTTGGAATTCGTCGAAATTTCTTACAAAAATTGGTTCAAATGCAGGACCCTTAATTGTTTCTCCGGCGATTCCCAAGGTTGTAACACCAACACTTTGAGCGACAAAACTCAAATCAACTTCTGATGTATAAACCCCTGGTGATACAAAAACTTTACTGTTAGTAGCCATTGTCTTTATTTAATTTATTCATTTATTTTAATATAAATATTAGTGTTTTCACTAAAAACTTTACTTATTATAAACTATTTATATTTTGGTATGATTTTTTTCTACCTTTTTTCTACCAATGTCAGAACAACCAAAAAAGATAAAAAATTTAAAGATTGATAAGGACGTTCACGATGTCTTAAAAAAATATTGTGATAAACGTGGACTTAAAATGTATAAGTTTTTAGAAAGTTTAATTTTGGAAAAATGTAAAGAAAAAAAAGATATATACGGTGAAGATTAATTTAGGGTCTCAACGTAAACTAAACTAGCAGGTTGGGTTGCATCTAATCTAACAATTTGAAATAAAATTGTATCATTTGTGTTAATTTGTATTTCAGTTAAATCATTCCCATAATAATCACCATTTATATAAACTTGGAACGAACTAATGTTATTTGATTGAGTTAGACTCATTTTAAATGTATAATTGAATAATTCTTCAACCTCATCAGTTGTTACTGGAAATACAACATCATAAACCGTAGGCTCTGGTGGTTGACTTCTTTTTTGTCTTTTTTTCTTATACGGTGTTTCAGTTTCAAATATCTGGAACGATCTTGTTATTGCCGGACTAACTTCAAACTGGTCTTCATCAATTAAAAAACCCATCATTGTAAATTCATATTTTTGGATATAATATTTTCGTTTTTCCAAATCCATTACAGATTCATCAGAAATATTATTCATCTTAATTGGAATGTAATGTCCTTTAATTGTTTGGTATGCTTGTAACGAAGAAAATTTTTCAATAACGGTCTGGTTAAATTTATTAACTTCACGCATTCTATTACATATAATCGCAACAGTATAGGTTATATCAACTGGAACCGGTTGAGGTATTTTGTAAATGTCGTAACCATTTTTATTACCATCCCAAGTAGGTACTTTAGCGTAAAAATATAATCTTCTATTTGGTATTGTATAAACTATCGAAGGGTTGTTACCATATTTAACTTCTGGTGTTCTAATTACAGTAATAAATGGCGGTTCAGTATTTTTATCTATGTTTTGAAAATCCCAAGTTTCTGTAAATTGTGCCCAGTTTTGTGTTGTGATTAAAATATCAATCATAGGAATTGTCTTACCCTCAACAACACATTTTAATTCGTCACGTACAAAATCTAAAAATCCCCTATCCAAATCTGCGTGTAATAAACTTTTTGGTAAAAATGTTCCATCCGCTTCTATCATATCACGAAGTTCTCTTCTTCGTGGTAGAAGTGTTTTAGATTCTGTCAAAGGAATATATTTTTTAATTTTTTTTGGTAAACCCATTATCAAAGTGCTCTAAATTCATTAGGTCCGACTGGTGCCGCAACAATTGTTTTATAAAAAGGACGATAACCTTTATATGTATGTTTAAAATCAGATATTACTCTACCGTCATTTACAACTGTGTAATACCTAACAAAATTTTCTGAATCATAATACCCAACATAATCCCCAAGGTCAATATCTATTCCCAATTCTTCAAGTGTCTTTAAATAAACAGAAATTGTAATGTTCCCAGGTTCTAACTGAACATTTTTAGTTGACCCAACATTTTTATTTTCTGGTGTTGCAATTTGTACAAAAGCGTTAAATTCAATAGGTGGTAAAAATTTAACACCATCCGAAACAGTTTCACCATAAACATCATCTGTTTTTGTCTTTAATTTATCAACTTTATAAAGAACACAAGTGAAGTTCATATCACCAATTAGCCATTCCTGACCCATTTCTATTTCAAGGTTAAAGTCACTATCACCAAAAAATTTACCTAATCTTGTTATTGGAACTCTATTCTGCATTTTGTTTATTTATTGATAAATATTGTTTTTATTATTATTTTTATGTATAACTTTGAATTTTGGAATTACAAAAACAATTAATAGAATACAAAGCTCTTGATTTATTGGATTCATATAGTGGTGCCAATAACCATATTTTGTATATGAAAACCAAAAAGGAAACTAATAAAAAGTTTTATCCCACAAGAACCCAAGCCGAATACGTTGTTGCGTATTTTGATACAAAACCAAAGGTTGCTCGTAAATGGGTTGAGTTAGATCCTTACTTTGCAAAGAAGTTCGCCCAAGAAAGATATTTGTTTGAAACTCCGGAAAAAGTTTATATTGAAAAATTACTTGTTGAAAAAGATAAGTCATATCATATCTGGGGTAAATTTTTTGAAAAAGATAATTTATCTGAGTTTTGGGTACCTAAATCATCTTTAATTAAATCACAAACGGTAGATGAGGTTATTATTGATTATTCTAAATACAATCATAGACCACCACTTTCACATCAAAAAGAAGCAATAGAAAAACTTGTTGGGTCCAGAAGATTTATTTTGGCAGATGATATGGGGCTTGGGAAATTTTTACCCATAAAAACACCAGTTTATACACCAACAGGAACTAAAAAAATCGGTGACATTAAAATTGGTGATAAGGTTATTGGTAGTGACGGTAAATCCCATAATGTTATTGGTGTATTCGCACAAGGAATAAAGGAAACATATAAAATCACATTTAATGATGGGTTTTCAATTTTAGCTGGTGACGAACATTTATGGTCTGTGTCATCACCCAATTATGGTAAAAATAGAAAAAACGAAAGACTAAAAAAATCTTTAGTTTTATCAACAAAACAAATGTATGAGGGTGGCAAAATTAAAATTAAAGGGGTTGGACACAATAAAAATAAAGAGTATGAAATTGAAACACATTATAAACACTCAAATGGTAATAATAAGTGGCAAATACCAATCGTTGACCCAATTCAATTTGAACGGGGTGATATTCTTCCGATAGATTCTTATTTATTAGGTCTTGGATTAGGTGACGGTTCGTTTAGTCAAAAAAACATTAGATTTTCGGTACATAAAGATGATTATGACGATATGTTTGAGTCATTTCCATTGAATGAACATAAAACAAGGATTAATCAAAGGGGTGGGGGTATT